GTGCCAGGAATTCTCGCGGTTGCGTTCCGCAACCAGCTCGCGAGCCTCAGTCTCGGTAAGACCGTCGCGGTACCACGAAGAATCCTGCATGTCGTAAACGGTGTAAGTGGTGGTCATCTGCTTTCTCCGTTGTGATGAAGCCAATATAGGGTAAATCATCCTAGGGCACAATACCCTATATGATCACAGATTGTTACATCCATATCCCTACGTACAAATCCCGTCTATGCGGTCCAGCAAATCAGGTGCATAAGACTACGGTGCGAGTATTGTGATTTGCTCTGCTCAATCCACGAAATTCCAGATCAGGGACCGTTCCGGAGCGCAATCTCCCCCGGATCAGTGTGAGCGCACGAGCGCATCCGGTGCGGTCCCTGTCCCCTTCCTGTCATGGAAATCGGTCAAGCGATTGACGGCCTTACCGGCCGCATAACGGCATTCAGGTTTGTCAGAAGGCTAGATATGTCGGCTAACGATCTCAGGGAAGCCTTTAAGGGTATCATTCCGGGATCGGAAAATCTTACGGTTTCCTACGCGGCCAACGGTAGCCAAATAATTCACGTCGGCGACAAATCCGTCGAAGTCGGAGCGATGGCTAGCAATGACGAGATCATGGCGGCCATTCGCAACGCCGATCGCTTGCCCAACGTTACATTCACAGTAGAGAGACAAAAGGCCCCATCCATGAGCGTAACCGGCGCAAGCTATGTGACTGGCTCGATCGCGGACAAGCTTAAGTCGGTGCGCGCCAAGATCGAGGCCGGCAGCGCCAAGATGGATCAGGCGATTGCCAAGATGGATCAGGCGGCGACCGCGCACAGCCAGCTTGCAGATACCGTCTCGGGAGAAGCCGACGCGCTCCTCGCCGAGCTCGGACAATTCACCAACTCACCACCGCAAGGATAATCATCATGGCCAAGAAACCCGCAAAACCGATTAAGCCAATGGGCGGCGGCAAGGGCGGCAAGGGCGGCAAGAAGGGCTGCTGACATGACCACGAAGAAGTCCGGATCATTTCAGGGCAAGAGCAACAAGCTCGGCTATGGCGGGCGCGCGGCTCAGTTGAAGGCCAAGGGCGTACCTGGCGCGGTCATCGGCGAGATTGCGAGATCAAAGGGAGCGGCTCCCGGACAGCGCAACTACCATGGCGGCAAGAAGGGAAAATGATCTCGCTATCCCATTGGGGACTGTTCCCGGTCTGGCAGCGCCTAATGTCGGCGGCCTGGTATGAAGAACGGCGCGACGGCACGGCGTGGCAAGTGGTGTTCGGGTGATGACGGAAGAGATTGGAATCTGCGCCGCGGTTTTTGCCGGATGGCTTGATTTTGTCTATCTGTTCTGGTGCACGGCTATATTCGGAAACGCTGCTATCAGCGACTTGAACAGTGATGTCGGAAGAACAGCCTAAAAAGGTCATAGGGCGGCCATTCCAGCCCGGACAGAGCGGCAATCCCGCTGGTCGACCCAAGAGCAAGCCTTTCAAAAAGGCTCTCTACGAGGCTCTAAAGGCTGCAGACGACGACTCCAAAATTCTGAAGAAGGTTGCGCTTGCTCTGGTCGCGAAAGCACAGGAGGGCGACGTTCCGGCCATCAAGGAAATCGCCGATCGCCTCGACGGCAAGGTAACGCAGCCGATCGCGGGCGACGAAGACAACCCGCTGACACTCGTGCACCAGATCGTCCGTGTCATCAAGAACCCTGGAAATCCCGACAGCTAACGTATTTGAACCGCTGTTGCACCCGGCTCGATACAAGGGGGCGCACGGCGGCCGCGGTTCAGGGAAGTCGCATTTCTTTGCCGGTCTTGGCGTTGAGGATGGACTGAGGCTGCCTGGAGAGATCGGAGAGGGCCTTCGGATGGTCTGCATCCGCGAGGTCCAGAAGGATCTGAAAGAAAGCGCAAAGCTTCTGATCGAGGACAAGCTGAGCCAATTCAGCCTTGGCGAGGCGGACGGATTCAGGGTCTATACCGATCGGATCCAAACCCCGAAAGATGGCATTATCATCTTCAAGGGCATGCAGGATTACACGGCGGAATCGATCAAGTCGCTCGAGGGATTTCACCGGGCATGGATCGAGGAAGCCCAGACGCTGACGACGCGAAGCCTGACCATGCTTCGCCCCACAATTCGCGTTGAAGGCTCAGAGATTTGGGCAAGCTGGAATCCCCGGCGCAAGACAGATGCTATTGACGATTTTCTACGGGCTAAAAAGCCTGACAATGCGGCTGTTGTGCAAGCGAACTGGCGCGACAACCCGTGGTTCCCGCAAGTCCTGAAGGATGAACGCGCGATCGATCTGGAGAAGTACCCGGATCGCTGCGAACATATCTGGGACGGCGGCTACGCGGCGGCGTTTGAAGGCGCTTACTTTGCCGATCTGCTCGCCAAGGCCAAAGCGGAAGGACGCATAGGCAAGGTCGTCGCTGATCCGCTGCTACCAATCAGGACGTTTCACGATATTGGCGGCTCCGGCGCTCAGGCTGATGCCTATACGATCTGGGTTGTCCAGTGGGTCGGTCAGGAGATCAGGGTTCTCGACTATTACGAGTCTGTCGGGCAGGTTCTGGCGTATCACGTAAACTGGATGCGCGAACGCAAGTATGACGGCGCGCTGATCTATCTGCCACACGACGGCGTGAACGCGAATAACGTCACCGGCAAGCGATACGAGCAGCATTGGCGTGATGCCGGCTTCAATGTCATGCCACCAGTCAAGAATCAGGGGCCCGGCGCGACTTCGATGCGAATCGAGGCGGTGCGCCGGCTGGGACCAAATCTCTGGTTCAATGAGGGCACGACCGAAGCCGGACGCGATGCGCTTGGATACTATCACGAAAAGAAGGACGAGCAGCGCAATGTCGGGCTAGGGCCTGATCATGACTGGTCGAGCCATGCCGCGGACTCCTTTGGCTTAATGGCTATTTGTTACGAAGAGCCGAGCCGCAGTCAAAACTTCAATCGCCGGATTGTTTACCCGAACCGAGGTTACGCCTAAATCCAAATGCCGAAAATGTCGCCTTCCGAACTGCGCGCCCTGATCAATGCGCAGAAATATGACGCATTGGCGGCCACGCAATCGGCCAAGTTGACCCTGGAGCGCGAGCGCGCCGAGCGTTATTACTTCGGCGACATGGAAACCGACATGCCCGCCGAGGACGGGCGCTCGGAAGCCTATTCGTCGGACGTGGCCGATACCATCGAAGGCTTGATGCCGCATTTGATGGATATCTTTGCGGGATCTGACGAGGTGGTCCGGTTCGATCCGGTAGGCCCCGAAGACGAGCAGGCCGCGCAGCAGGAAACGGATTACGTCAACCACGTCTTCATGAACGAGAACGAGGGGTTCATGACCCTGTATTCGTTCATCAAGGACGCGCTGCTTTCCAAAAACGGCATCGTCAAGGTCTGGTGGGAAGACAGGCAGAAAGAGGAGCGCGAGGACTATTACGACCTGACTGACGAGCAGTTCATGATGCTCAGCCAGGCCGTCGTGATGTCGGATGGCGCGCTCGAACTGGTCGCTCATACCGCCAAGACAGAGGATGAATTAGATCCGGCGACCGGCCAGCAAGTCCAGCGCGTCTGCCATGACGTGCAGGTGCTCCGCACCAGGAACGCCTCCCGCGCCATGGTTGCCCCGGTCCCGCCGGAAGAATTCGGCATCGACCGCAATGCGCGTCGTATCACCGATTCAAACTATTGTTTCCATGAGGTTGTCACCAAGACCAGAGCGGACCTGATCGCGGAAGGATACGACGAAAATCAGGTCATGGCGCTGCCGGAATACACCGGCTGGCAGAACATCGAAACGCTCGCCAGAGACAGCGTATGGGAACACGCAACGCCAGGGCAGAATTCGACCAACAGCTCTGCGCAATGCGTGCGGTTTACCGAGCACTATGTACGGATGGACTACGAGGGCTCCGGTAAGCCTATGCTCTACCGCATCGTCACGGCGGGCGACGACGGCGATATCCTGAAGAAAGATGGCAAACTTGCGATTGACGAATGGGATGTCATGCCATTCGCCAGCGCAACGCCCATACCCGTCACGCACCGCTTCTTTGGCCGCTCGATTGCCGATCTGATTATTCCGATCCAGATGGAAAAGACCGCATTGAAACGCGGTTTTCTGGACAATATTTATTTGCACAACAACACCAGGACCGAGGTGGCCGAAAGCCATGCCGGCCCGAATACGCTTGACGATCTGTTGGTAAGCCGGCCGGGCGGGATTGTGCGCACGAAGATGCCTGGCGGACTGAATCCGATACCGATTCAGGACATTACCGCATCGGTTCTTCCGGGTTTGCAGTATCTCGACGCCGATCTGGAGTCCAAGACCGGCATTTCCAAGCAGTCGCAGGGCCTCGACGCCAACGCGCTGCAAAACCAAAGTGCGACCGCGGTCAATCAGGTATTTACCGCCTCGCAAATGCGGATGAAGCTGATCGCCCGCGTGCTGGCCGAGGGCGTCAAGGACATCTTCTGGCTGCTCCATCAGGTCATTCAGAAGCATGCCACGGAACAGGCTCAGGTCTATATCGGCAATAAATGGGCCGCCGTCGACCCGCGCGACTGGAAGACCCGCGATCACATGACGATCCACGTTGCGCTTGGCAACGGCTCGAAATCGCAGCAGTTCGCGCAGGTGATGGCTCTCGCGAACATGCAAAAAGAGTTCCTGATGGGCGGCAAGGGCCACATGGTCCCGGATGACAAGCTATTCAATACGGCGTCCGAAATGGTCAAGATCATGGGCCACAAGAACGTGGATCGGTTCTTCGCCGATCCGACCGCCAAAGACCCGCAAACCGGACAATTGCTGCATCCACCGGCCCCGCCGCCGCCAGATCCCAAGCTGATGACGGCGCAATTCAATGCACAGGCCAAGCAGCAGCAGGCCCAGCAG